ACAGAACTCGAACAAGAAGAGTTTATGAACATGGCTTCTCTACGCCGTAAGAAGTTGGCAGAGCAGAACGCTAAGGCGTTTGAAGCACGTTCTGGAGTAACTCAATACTCACTAGGGTCTTCAACCCTCCTATAAGAATCCCTTCTGGACCAATCGGCCCCAGAAGGCGTACAAGACCGATAGTACAAGCCAATTATAGATACCCCGTCTATGGTTGAGGTGTGCGAACAACTACTAACAAGGGAGAAATCGCATGAGCGATAACCGCGACAACTACTGGGCAGATGACGAAGACGATGATGAAAGCACTCCTCAACAGGAGTTTGCGACAGATTCACAACTCATCAAGGAACTACGCAAGCAACTAAAGGCTGAAAAGCGTAGAAACAAAGAGTTAGAAACCAACTATGGTGAACTAACCAAAGCCCAAAAAGAGCGGATTTTAAAGGACGTACTTTCGTCCAAAGGTGTCAATCTAAAGATTGCACAGTTCGTTCCAGCAGATATCGAGGCATCTGAGGATGCTATTGCTGCGTGGCTTGATGCCAATGGAGATGTCTTCGGATATACACCAGCACCAAAGCCTACGATTAACCAAAATGATATCGCTTCTATGCAGAAGATGGATGCTGTGCTAACCAATGCAGAGACACCCGCTTCTTCTAACGACATGGAGACTCGCCTAGCGAATGCTTCATCTGAGGAAGAAGTTTTATCCATTCTAAGCGGTAATTAAACCGCACACTAACCAATCAGAAAGCGAGGATATCAGAAATGCCTGATGTCTTTTCCACTACAACCTCTGGTTTAGGTTCCAATCTCGTCACTATGGCGTATGACAAGTTGATTGAACTCAACTTGCGTACAACACCACAGTTCCGCGCAATCGCGGATAAGAAGGTCGGAAACCCAACCCACGACGGTTCTTCAATCCGTTTCCAGTTCCACAACGATATTGCTGACACCACAATTGCTGGTGCAACACTCGCTGAAACTGTAGACCCAGATGCAGTAGCACTTCCAGCAACCACAACTCTCGATGTTTCACAACTCGAACTTGGTCGCGTAGTGCTCCCAACACGCAAGTTGTCACTCATGTCACTTGCAGATGTTGACCCATGGATTGCTAACGCAGTCGCATTCAACATGGCTATGACACTTGATGCAGGTGTTGCTGCTGTTCTTGATGCAGGTACAAACGTCATCCGCGAATCCGCTGGTGCACTTTCTACAACTGCTGCAAAGACAACAATTGCAACAACCGACACTTTCAAGGGTCGCGATGTTCGTTACGCCGTAACCAAGTTGCGTGCTGGTAACGTTGTTCCACGTGGCGGAATGTATGTTTCATACATCCACCCAGAAGTCTCACACGACCTTCGTACAGAGACAGGTAACAACATCTGGCGTACACCACACGAGTACCAGAACGCTGGTCCACTCCTTGCAGGAGAACTCGGCGCATGGGAAGGTGTTCGTTTCATCGAAACAGCAAACATGACAAACACACAGTCAGGCTCTGGCTCAGGCGCAACCCAGACACGTGTTTACAACACCTACGTTCTCGGACAGCAAGCACTCGCTGAGGCTGTCTGGAAGGAACCAGGTATCGAGTTCGGCAACGTTGTCGACAAGTTGAACCGCTTCCGTCCAGTCGGATGGCACGGTATTCTCAACTGGGCAATCTATCGCCAGGCTGCTCTATACCGCATCGAAACTTCTTCTTCAGTTCGCCCACAGGCGTAATCTAAGTAGTTAGATGGGTGGGGCAGGGGGAAACTCCTGCCCTATCAATAAAACGACTTAGGAGGTCAAATGGCATACAGATTCACAACCCCTACAGTCAGTGAGGGTCCCGCAGGCGAAGGGCGTCTATTTAGCCGCTACAGGCTTGTAAGAGGGGTTACAGTCCTCAAGATAGACGGCGAGTATTACGAAATGCGCTTTCCGTCTGCTGAGGAAGTAGCCGATGCAGATGTTGCGTATATCGGGGGATATTCGTACGAAGTCAGTGCTCAGGAGAAAGCGGACCTAGAGGCTGCTGGTTACACAGTGGAGACGATATGAAACACAGAGAAACCCACCCAGAGGATGTTGAGGGTTGCTTTGGATGCAAGATAATTGGGCTTCAAATGAGCCCAGGGGACGCTTCCTCACAGAAGCAGACCAGCAACAAAAAGTGGGAAGGCGAGTTAGATGCCTACCGACAAGCAAGAGCAGAAGGTATCCAGCCAGCAGGTACAACCATGAAAAAGATTCAAGAGGCTCGCAGAGCATCTGATGCCATGGGAAGTGCTTACGATGCTAATACCATGCCCAGCACAAACTTAATACAGAACAAGACAGTATCTAAACTCAAGGAAGTGGGTCTCGTATAATGCCAATGGTAAACGGAAAAGAATATCCATACACCGCTAAGGGTATGGCAATGGCTAAGGCAGCAGCAAAGAAGTCTGGCAAGAAAATGGTAGTCAAGAAAACCGCTAAGAAAAAGACCATGAAGAAGTCTGCAAAGCGCGGATTATTTGGTGGCATGTAATGGCAGCGCCATCACCAAGACCAGTACCAAGTCCTACACCACCAGCACCACTAGGCAGCCTTAGGGGTATGTCAGAAGGTGCTAAGCGTTATGCAAGAAGCAAGTATCAAGATGACATGGCTAAGTATGTTTCACAGATGACCAAGTATAAAAATTACAAAAAGGCTGTGAAAGAATACGAAAAGTATAAAGGACTGTAACAATGGCATACACTAAACCAGAATTACGTGAGCGTATTAAGAACCGCATTATGGCAGGTTCTAAGGGTGGTAATCCTGGTCAGTGGTCTGCTCGTAAGGCACAGTTGCTAGCACAGGCTTATGAAAAGGCTGGTGGTGGCTACTCTGGTGCTAAGACATCAAAGCAGAAGTCTTTGTCCAAATGGACTAAAGAAAAATGGGGAACTAAGTCTGGTAAGCCAAGCACCCAAGGTGCTAAGGCTACAGGAGAACGATACCTTCCTGAGCGAGCACGTAGGGCTTTAAGCGCATCTGAGTATGCGGCTACTACAAAAGCCAAACGTGAAGGCACAAGAAGAGGTCAGCAGTTCGTAAGGCAACCAAAGAAGATAGCAAAGAAGACGGCAAGGTATCGATAATGAAAGACTCACGATTAACACGGGCTGGAGTGTCAGGCTATAACAAGCCTAAGCGCACACCAAGCCACCCTACTAAGTCACACGTTGTTGTGGCTAAGGTAGGTAGCCAGGTTAAAACCATTCGCTTTGGACAGCAAGGCGTTTCTGGCTCACCTAGAAAAGCAGGAGAGTCTGCATCCTATGCAGCACGTCGTAGGTCATTCAAAGCAAGACATGCAAAGAATATATCCAAAGGAAAAATGAGTGCCGCATATTGGGCAGATAAGGTGAAATGGTAATATGAGAATGGCAATGGAAGGCGGAACGCCTAAGAAGAAGCCAGCAGTTCCATCAGCACGTCGTACTGGTGATACAACTGCAAGCAAGAAGGTAACAGTATCACAAGCAACAATTGACCAAATTAAGAAGCAAGGAATGACAGCAGCAATTAAGAAGGCTGCAGCGGGTGGCGCATCTGCTTCTTACGTAGAGGGTGTAAAGCGTATGTACGGCGCAGCACGTCTTGCTAAGGCTACATCTTCAAGAATCAATGAAGCATCAAAGCCAAAGGCTTATGGTCCAGGCAACAAGCCAGCATACCGACCAGCAACTGCTAAGTCAACTGCAAAGCCAACAGTAAACAAGCCAACAAAGAAGAAGTCAGGAACAACTGACCCATTCGCTAAGTTCGTATTTGGCGTTGGTAAAGCAGCAGCACAGCCTTTTAAATCACAACCAAAGAAGTAATCAACTTTAAGGAAAATAATGACAACTACCTATGCCAATTTGGTAGATGAGGTTCTCCTCAATCTATCTGGTTATACCTTGAGGCAAGACCGCACCACGCATCTTACTCAAGATTTGACCTCTAGCGGGCTTATCCTGAACCTTGCAGATGTAACTAACATTGGCAAAGGTACTGTCGAAATTGATGACGAGTTACTATGGATTGATTCATATGACCGAGTATCAAACTCTGCGACAGTAGCGCCATATGGTCGTGGTTACAATGGCACTACTGCTGCAGCACATACAACAAATACCAAGGTTACAGTAGCCCCAACATTCCCTAAAGCATCAGTAAAGCGTGCTATCAATGACACGATTGATGCAGTGTTCCCTAACTTATTTGGTATCGGGTCACACACATTTAACTTTAATACAGCCAAGTCGACTTACTCACTTCCTGCTGACGTAGAGACTGTTCTTTATGTATCCTGGAAGCCATCAGGTCCAACAGATGAGTGGTTGCCAGTAAGACGTTGGAATCAAGACGCGTTTGCAAATACAACAGCATTTGCTACAGGTAACAGCATCTCAATCTATGATGCTATCGAAGCAGGTCGCACAGTTCAAGTTCGTTATACCAAGAAGCCAGCAACGCTTAATGGCCAGGCAACTAGTGCAGTATTTGAGACAGTGACTGGACTTCCTTCATCCTGTAAGGATGTAGTTGTCTATGGCGCTTCTTACCGCCTAGCATCCTTTATTGACCCAGGTCGCCTTAACTACTCATCTGCAGAAGCAGATAACGCAGATACCAAGATTCAGTATGGCTCTGGAGCATCAACTACCCGATTCATGCTTGCACTCTTTACACAGCGCTTAAACGAGGAGACTAAGAAACTCCGTGATGTTTATCCATCCCGAATCCACTATACGAGGTACTAATAAATGACAGTCCGTAAATATTCCTCTACTTCCCAAGAAACATCACTGACATCAGCGCTATCTGCTGGTGCAACAACTATGGTGGTTGGGTCATCTACAGCACTCCTTGGTGGCATCACACTATCTAACACATCTCCTCTTGAGACTTTTGTAGTAGTAATTGACCCAGATACAGCGCTAGAAGAAATTGTTGAAGTAGTATATCCTTCCTCTACCGCAAGCAACACCCTTACAATTGTCCGTCCTGTTGACGGAACTGCTGCTATTGCTCACTCTGCTGGCGCAAAAGTACGCCATATGGCAATTGGTCGTGACTTCCGCGAAGCCAATCAGCACATTGAGAATACAACCACAGCACACGGGTTGACAATTGCTAACGTTCTTGAGACGACAGATACCAATATGATTACAACAGCAATGTTGCAGTCATCATCTGTGACAACTGCTAAGATTGCAGATGGAAACGTAACTACTGCTAAGTTGGCTGATGGCTCAGTAACTGCTGCTAAGATTGCAGACCTATCAATTGGAACTGCAGACCTTGCAGACCTATCTGTTACTACGGCTAAGATTGCTAATGAGGCTGTAACTACAGCCAAGATTCCTGAGTCTGCTATTACTAACTCACGTATTGCAGCAGATGCAGTAACATCAGACAAGATTGCAAATGATGCTGTTGGTACTACGGAGATTGCAGCACTAGCAGTAACTACTGCAAAGATTGCTGACTCAGCCATTACATCAGCCAAGATTGCTGATGGCACAATTGTTGCTGGAGATATTGCAGATGGCGCTATTACTTCTGCAAAGATTCTAGATGGCACTATTGCCACAGGCGACATTGCTGATGGTGCAGTTACTTCTGCCAAGATAGCAGACGGCACTATCGTAGATGCTGACATCAACGCAACAGCAGCAATTGCTAAGACTAAGTTGAACCTTGGTGGAACAATTACTTCCGCTGATTTGGTTGATGGAACTATCGTAGCCTCAGACATTGCAGACGGAACTATTACTGCAGCCAAAATGGTCACAGACCCGTATGCCCGTGCTAACCACACTGGTACACAGTTGGCTTCTACTATTTCTAACTTTGACACACAGGTACGTACTAGCCGTCTAGACCAGATGGCAGCCCCTACTGGTCCTGTATCACTTAATAGCCAGAAGGTAACCTCTCTTGCTACACCAACAGATAACGCAGATGCTGCGACTAAGTTATATGTAGATACTAAGGTTGCAGACCTAGTTAACTCAGCACCTTCTACGCTTGATACCCTTGGTGAGATTGCAACAGCAATTTCTGCTGGTGGTTCTGTAGTCAGTGCATTGGTTGCTAAGGCTGGCGATACAATGACTGGTCCGCTTATTCTTAATGCAGACCCATCTGCTAACCTAGGTGCTGCTACCAAGCAGTATGTAGATGCAGTCGCTGGTTCTGCTACCGCAGCAGCAGCGTCTGCAGCAGCAGCAGCAACTACCTATGACAACTTTGATGACCGCTATCTTGGTTCTAAGTCATCTGCTCCAACGCTAGACAATGATGGAAATGCGCTACTTACTGGCGCTCTTTACTGGAACTCAGTAACTAATACAATGTTTGCTTGGACAGGTTCTGCTTGGGGTTCTATCTCATCAACTGCAGCAATCTACCGTTACCGCTTTACAGCAGCAGGTGGAGAAACAACAATCTCAGGAACAGATGACAATGGTTTAACACTGTCTTATATTGCTGGTAAAGAACAAGTATACCTTAATGGTATCTTGCTAGTTCGTACATCAGACTACACAGCATCTAACGGAACAAGCCTTACATCTCTTGCAGCACTAACTGCGGGAGACATTGTAGAGATTATTACCTTCACTGCATTTGACCTAGCCACAGCAATTGATAAGGTTTTGTTCGATGCTAAAGGTGATTTGCTAGTAGCAACCGCAGCAGACACACCAGGCAAATTAACAGTTGGCACTAACGGACAAGTCCTTATGGCTGACTCATCTACAGCAACAGGTTTGAAGTGGTCAGCATATGACCCACTTCCTAGCCAGACTGGAAACACTGGCAAATATCTAACAACCAATGGTTCAACAACATCTTGGGGAGCCATTACAACAGACCCTACACCAACCGTATTCCTCTTGATGGGAGCATAATCAATGGCAACAACCTATAAAGTCCTGGGGCAAGTCAACCCATCAGCGACAACAGCAACTACTCTATACACAGTACCTGCTGCAACACAGACAGTAGTATCAACAATCTCGGTATGTAACCAAGGTTCATCTGCTGCTACATATCGAATCGCGGTACGTGTTGCTGGTTCTGCACTATCTGCAGAAGAGTACATTGTGTATGGAGCAACAGTACCTGCATCTGACTCAACCTTTATTACAGCAGGTTTAACTCTTGGAGCAACAGACGTAGTAACAGTTTACGCATCAAGCGCAAATGTTTCATTCAACGCATTCGGAAGCGAGATTGCATAATGGCAGTAGGTACAGTATCAGGTATTGACCTTGATGAAAACTGGCAGTTAATTACCACAGCAACACCATCTAGTGCATCATCAGTAACATTTAATTCTTTTTCTGGATATAAAAAACTTATGATTGCTTATAAAGTTTCACAATCAACTGCATCTAATTTACGTGCTCAGTTCAATGGAGATACAACAGTAAATAACTATGGTTCTGCAATGCATATGTATGGCACATATGGAACTTGGAATGGTGATACAGAACCATATCTATATCTTATGGCTTATGGCAGTGCTCCAGCAAGTCAAGTAGGTTTTGTTGTTATTGAAAATGTTGATAAAACTATTCCAAAAATATTAACTGGTGGCGGTCAAATGGTTGGTGCAAGTGGTGTTTGGATGGGTACATCTGCAATAACATCAATTGTTATTTCTGGAACTTCTGGAACGTTTAGCGGTACAATTTACCTCTACGGAATTGCAGCGTAATCTATGGCTATTAATAGAACATCTCCAAAGAAGGGTAAAGTTGTAGACATACCTGGTATACCTACTGTTGGCACTGCTACTGCTGCAATTCAATCAGCAACTGTAGCATTTACTGCAGCAACTTTAGGTGGACCTGCTACAACTTATACAGCCTTATCTAATCCTGGCTCCATTACTGGAACGGGCTCATCTAGTCCTGTAACTGTATCTGGACTTACTGCAGGTACTGCATATACATTTACTGTTCGTGGTAATAATGCTACTGGTAGTGGTGAATATAGTACTGCATCTAATTCTGTTACACCAACACAAGTTACATTATCTTTTGATTCTATTGCTACTACAACTCTTTCTTCTGATTCTTCGACTATTACATTTAGCAATATACCACAAACTTATAAGCACCTTCAGGTTCGTGCATTAACAAAAACTGCATATACAAATACTGGAGTTGGCGGAAGTCAATATAAGATTTTGTTAAATGGAGATACATCAACCAATTATTCAATGCATCAATTTAATGGTAATGGTAGTAGTTTAAGCGCATCTGGAAACGGCTCTACTTATTATTGGGGTATAGCCGTTTGGAATAATGCTGGAGGATTTGGTGGGTCACTTTATGTTCCAATGATTCTTCAAATAGCAGATTATACAAACACTAATAAATATACAACAATGATGTTAGATGAGGGATTTAACGAAAATTCAACTTCTACAAATACATATATTGCAAAACGAACCAGTGTTTGGCAATCAACAAATGCAGTTACATCTATTACGTTTGATTCATCAACACCATATGCTGATGGCATCTGGGCTGCTGGAACAACTTTTGCATTATACGGAATTAGGGGGTAAAAACTAATGGCAGCAGGTAATACATACGTACCAATTTCAAGTACAACTCTTGGTGGAAATGGTACTATTACTTTTACTTCTATTCCATCAACTTATACCGATTTGCGTATTATAATTAATGGCGGTATAACAAACTTTGGTTGGGATTTTAGATGGAGATTTAATTCTGATGCTGGAACAAATTATTCTGAGGTGTCGATGACAACCGATGGTTCAAGTTCTTCAACATCTAGAACAACTAATGCAACAAAAATTACGTGTGCTTTAGGTCAAACTAATAACACATTAAATAATATAACTATAGTTGATGTTCTTAGTTATGCTAGTAATAAATATAAAACTTGTCTTATAAGAAGTAATAATGCAACTAGTGGAGCAAGTTCGGTTGTTGGTTTATGGCGGTCAACATCTGCAATAAATTCAATCTATATATATTGTGGAGCAAGCAATGATGGGCAAGCAGATTTATATGCTGGCACAGTTGTTACGCTTTACGGAATTGCGGCAGCATAATGGCAAATACATTTGAATTAATTTCTTCATATAATGTTGGTTCTGGTGGAGTGTCAAGTATTGATTTTACATCTATACCTAATACTTATAAAGATTTAAAATTATTTTTATCTTTGCGTATGACTCAGGCTGCAATTGAGGGCGCTCTTACTTTAAGATTTAATGGCTCAACAACATCATATTCTGATAAAGAAATAACAGGTAATGGTTCTAGTGTTGGACAAGCAACAAGAGGTGTAACTGGTAGCGGATTATATATTCAAAATACAAGTGGTGATTCGTCAACTATTAATACTTTTGGAAGTCATATAA